AGCATGGTTCTGCTGATATTCTTAATAAACGCAAAACCATAGGTGAGCAGGCTGATAATGCTTTTACTGTTGGCGAGACATATTCAATCGGCTCGGCCCAAGGCGTTTGCATAAGCACTAGCACTAACGCCCCCTACGATGGTACATTTCATAAATCATATCGTTTTAAAATTACATCACGCGGGCTAATATTAGCGCTTGGCATAGGCAAGATTGTTCATCCAGGCATATTTAGAACAATACTAGGCTCCAGCACGGCATACCCAACAATATCCAAGCTTGCCATTGGTAGTGTCACTACTACAAGAGCCGTTGACCAAGTTGAGATTGGCATTAAATCGACAGTTTACAAGCGTTTTAATGGCCTTGTAAATTTCTCTAGCATTCAATCTGAAGCAACGGCAGAGCAAATCGAAGCTGGCGGTGGCAATGTCACATATGGTACATATACGGACTATGGATTCCGTTATTCCTTTTTTCATGTTGAATATCGCAAATCTTCTGGAAATTTTTCATGGCAGCGTATATCTGATCGGCCTTTTGGCGTAAAAGGCAATAATCCAGTTGGCCAATATAATTTTATTCGATTAGCTTTTTATGCTGGAGCGGATATTTATGAAGTGCGATTTGTGCCCGTATCAGGCGGTGCATTTATCAGGCTTTACCAATATGCGTACATATTAGATGCAAGCAGCGGAAGCTTACAATCATTTGCATCTAAGGATGGTGGTGTAAATATTAGCTATGTAGGCAATCCAGGCGCCGCGATTGATGCTTATGCAGGCACCAATAAAGTCATGTACTGGGGCGGCGTATCTGGACCGATTGAACCAACCAATAATGCAGTTACTGCTATTGTTCCTGATTCATTGATTACAAGTAACCCGCCAGCCCCAGGGGTTTATGGCACTAGCGGCGGCGACGGTTCAGGCCTAACGGTCAGAGTCGCGCATGAGAATATAATAAATTCATTTTCTGTTACGTCAATTACTACAGGCTGGCGCCAGCGTTGGCTGCATATGGGTGTCCTAGGTGTTGAACTTCCCAGCAGCGCAGGGCAAAGGATCACAAGCGATTTAAGTTTGCGTAGTTCAAGTGGACGCAATATAACCATCAATATAATGCTTTACAGCGTAGCCGTAAACGATCCAATATATAACGCCGATATGATTACAGCCGGATATTCAGGTTACACTTACGGCTGGATCAGCGAGTTTCAAGTAAACGAAACAATTCAGCCAGTTGGCTTTGATGGCGGAATATATAATGGCGAGGAATTTTATGTTGACATACCTCCTGGCTGGTCTGGCTCTCCCACCCGCGTTGGTATTCGGGCTAATACAACTGAAACAACAATTGTTAAATTGTTTGTTCAAAGCAAAGGTAATAACTATGGTTACCGCAAAACGTTCACGGTAAACGGCACAAGCCTACCGGCAATTATGATTAGTGGCTTGGAAAGCACTCCAGGGTCAGCGGCAGTTGGAAGACCCGTCAACATTTGGGATGCTGTATCTGATGTATATTTATTTAGCGAGGAGGAAGGCAGTCATCAAGATAGCCCAGAGCACCAGATTATATATGTAAATGAGCAACGCAGAAATTCAACGACGCCTATTTACAACAGCCTTGCCTTGGCTGGGATGCAACTCCGCAGCGGCAAAGACTGGAGCAGCTTTAGCAACTTTAGCTATTACGCTAAATCTGGACGTGTTATCCCTTTGATGGTGGATAGTGGCGGCAATAGCGTCAACTCACCAACAGATCTAAGTGTCACAGGTGCCAGCCATTTGTTCCCTGAGATCTTGCGTAACTTGCTGCGCTCTACTGTCTATGGCTCTGGCGCGTTGGTGCCTGAGGCCATGATCGACTGGGATGGTTTCCGCGCTGCCGCAAAAGCCTGTCAGGCTAATGGTTGGTTCTTTGATGGCGTGCTATCTGCTCAAACCAACGTGCGCGAATGGGCTTATCAACATGCGCCATACTTCATGCTGGATTTTGTGATTAAAGGCGGCAAGATTTCGCTTGCGCCTACCTACCCAATTGATCCTAGTTCCGCCAGCGGGTATGGCATTGATTACGCCCGTCAGCCCAGGATCAGCGCACTGTTCACAGATGGCAACATCATCGAGGATAGCCTGCAGGTTAATTGGTACTCAACTGAGCAACGACTGGCGCCGCAGGTGGTTGTGACATACAGGCAGGAAATTGAAAACGGATTTGCCGAAACCCGCAACGTACTGGTGCGCCTGGTTACTTCAAGCGAAGCCGCACCAACGGAAGCCGTTGATTTCACTGGCTTCTGCACCAATATCGAACATGCCAAAACCTACGCAAAGCTGTTGATTCAAGTGCGAGCTAATACTACCCATACTGTTCAGTTCAAAACATTGCCCGAGGCCGTCTCCCTTGAGCCTGGCGCGTATTTCAAGCTTTCCAGCACTGCTAGGCACGTAGCATCATTTCAAAATGGCCACGTATTAAACGATGGCAAGGTGGTGACCACCACCAGCCTCGACAGCCAAACAGCAACCGTGTACTGGTGGCGGTCTGGCATGGCGGCTGTTGAATCAGCATCAATGACGGTTGATAGCAGCGGCATCGCAACCGACCCTAAATTCAGAGGTGCGGTGTTTACTGTTTATGATCCAGCCGATCAATACCCACGCGTCTATAAGGTCGAGTCTATCGCGTATGATGAAGATGGTCTATTGGATATCGGTGCTAGCCATGTTGGCACAAATGTCAATGGCGCCATATCTTACCTAGACTTGGACGACAATAAGTTCGTGATCGAGGTGCAGTCATGAGTCCGCAGGGGCCCGATTTCCCCAGTTACGTGCCGAGTAGTCGGTCACTGGCGATGGGCGATTTTCCCAGCAAGACTTTTACCTCGCAATCTGGCATACAAGCCACGGTCCAATACGGAAGCCGCCGCACCAACCAAACGATTGATCTGGCGTATAACAACACCACCGAAGCCATTGCCGCTGCCATCTACGATCATTACGTGGCATGTCGCGGCACCATTTATACGTTTGCTTTGACAGAGCCCGCCAAATCTGGCAATCCTACGTTCCACCTAGGGGATAGCAGCGCAAGTACATCAAACCGCTATAGCGCCGCGCCGTTTGGCATGAAGTACAAATATGCCGAAGCGCCACAGTTCAGCAGTATTAAGCCTGGCCGCATGTCGGTTACGGTAAAATTAGTCGGGGTGCTTGACTCATGACCTATTACAGCGGCAAGGATGGCACTCTGACCTATAACGGCAGCAGCGTTGCCAAGGTCAGTAACTGGAGTTTTTCGTCCAGTGTTGATGCGTTGGAAACCACGGCGATCAGCGATTCTGACCGCTCTTATGTGCCAGGGTTGCGGCAATTTGGCGGCAGTGCGACTATTTTTTACTACGATGATGCGCCTAAATCGCTGTTGGAGCGAATTGTTAGCACCAGCGCTATTTCTGAATCCGCTATTGCAATCAAGCTTGGCTGGGGTAATAAATATGTTCAAGGCAACGTGATTGTAACCAGCGGCGAATTAAGTTGTTCGGTTGGCGAGGTGATGCAAGCCACAATCCAGTTTCAATTTACCGGAGCATTGACTGGGGTAACGCTGTAATGGCAATTTATCTTGGCACTGCAGGCTTAATTCAATTAACCAGAACTAGCATTGCCGATGGCTTGACGGCAGTTGTAAACCCTTCCGATGTAAACACAACTAAATCACGATTTAGTTTTGAATTTCCAGTCGGCGCCTTGTTGACTGGCGATTATGTAATGTTTAAAACCACCGATGGAACCAACCTTGATTTTGTTGCCGCTGCCGGTTGGAGCGGTGGTGTTCGCTATACGGATGGCAATTGGTTTGTAAACGTTGATGACCTGGGCAGTATTCGCCTGTATAACACTTTCGATAATGCAGTTGCTGGTGAAGCCACTGGCTTGATAGCATTATCATCAATTGCAAGAAACATTCCAATTGCCGCTAGTGTATTAAATAAAATTCCAAGGGTTGTTGGCAACCTTGAACGATACGAAATATCAACAGATAGGGAAACGGTTGATACGTCATCGTTGGGCGATGAATTTCGCAATAATTACGGAACAATGATCACTGGCAATGGCCAAATGTCGTGCATCTTTGATTACCGTTACAATCAAACATCTGCGTATCCAGGCGCCGCTGGTTATGTTGAGCTTGCATCATATATGCATGCTTTAATCTTACGTCAACGATTTGGCGCTGAATTTCAAGCTAAGTTATTTTTAATTTCCAACGGTAAGGGCCAAGGCGCAGGTGGAAGCAACGACGAAGTATGGTTTGAAATTGATGGCATAATTACGCAAGCAAGCGTTGCATTTGATCCGGGGCAAATTGTAAGCTCTGTTTTTAATTTTATTTGCACTGGCGAAATTCGCCTAAGAGTTATCACCGATCCACCGTCCTACCTGCTGCAGCAGGACGGTGCTAAACTGAAGCTTGAGGACGGTAACGGCGCCTTGCTGCTGGAGCAACAAAATGGCTGATCTTCGGATTACAGAACTAGCAGCACTAGCTTCGGCTGACTTGACCGCCACCGATCCGCTGGCAGTTGCCGACTTAAGCGCAAGCGAAAGCAAAAAAATAACGGCTAAGGATTTTACGCAAAAGGCCGTCACACTGATTGACGACGCCTCGATCCCTGTTGCCAAGGTTAATCTCAGCGGCATCAGCGGCACCAACCTGACGGATGGCACGGTAACAGCCACCAAATTAAATACCAGCAGCATCCCAGCCACCGGCGGCCTAGCCGTGTCAAGCGGCAACCTAGGGCTCGTCGCCCCAACCAGCCCAATTGTTCGGAACGCTGGCACTGGCAGTTTAGAACACGCAACCAGCGGCGCGTCAGCAGGCACCTATACCAAGCTGACAGTGGACGTTAGGGGTCACGTCACCGCTGGCACTACGCTTGCTGCTGCTGACATTCCACTAGCAACCACGGCGCTTGTTGGCGGCGTATCAGTTGGCACTGGCCTATCTGTTACCGGCGGCGGCGTACTTAACCACAGCAACTCAGTTGCCGCTGGCACCACCAGCGGCATTACCCGCGATGCGCAGGGCCACATCACTGGCGCAGTGGCTTTGGTATCGGCTGATCTGCCGCTGGCATCTGCTGGTGTGCCAGGCGCTGTTAGCCCAGGCACCGGCACCTCGGTCAGCGGCGCTGGAGCGCTATCAGTTACGGCTGCCACCTCTAGCGTCCTAGGCGGTGTGATCGTCGGCAGTGATTTTGCCGTTAGCACCGGCACCATTTCGCTGGCAACACAGGCAGGCCTTACCGCTGGCGCTTATCCAAAAGTCACAGTAACCACCAAGGGCATTGTCACCGCAGGCGCTAGTTTGACTGCGGCAGATATTCCAAACTTAGATGTAAGCAAGCTAACGACTGGGACGTTAAGCGTCAGCCTGCTGGGTACTAACTCAATTACCGGGCCCAAATTAGCCAACTACTCAACCATCCAATTTGGTGGCGCTGGTAGTACCTCCGGTGTGGTTACATTCCCGACGCCAGACTTTACAGGTCAGGGATTCTACGATAGCACCAACCAAGATTATTACATTTACGACGGCAATACCTGGCAACCATTGACAGTTATTAGTGGGAACCTTGTTTATGCTGGCACGTATAATGCATCAACCAACAGAGTTGCATCAGTAACAACTGCAGGCACTGCAGGCGGTCTTACTGTTGGCAGTGCGTTGCCTGCTGGTTCGGCAACACTAAATCAGTATTACGTTGTTGTATCCGAATCAGGTAACGGCGTTTCGCCAGCGCCGGTGGTAGCGCTTGCGCCGCCGGACATGATCATTTGCAACGGCGCAACCTGGGATCTGGTTGACGTTTCAAATGCTATTGCAGGTCAAACCGCCACAAACATCAGTTTTACGCCTTATGGCAACCTTGCTGCTACCAACGTTCAAACAGCGCTGCAAGAACTAGACGATGAAAAGATCGCCAAGACTGGCGGCACTGTAACCGGCGAGTTGCTGATCGGCACTGCTGGCACATTTGGGTTTGAGGGCAGCACCGCCAACGCATACGAAACTTATCTGTCGGTTGTAGATCCAACGGCTGACCGCGCCATCGTATTCCCTGATCAGTCGGGCAACGTAATCGTCAGCGGCAATGCCTCCATCGTTAATGCCGACATCAACGCCAGCGCTGGGATTGTAGACACCAAGCTGGCCACCATTGCTACTGCTGGCAAGGTCAGCAATAGCGCCACTACTGCCGCAAGCGCAAATACGGCAAGCGCTATCGTAGCCCGTGATTCATCGGGTAATTTTAGCGCTGGCACGATCACCGCAGCCCTGACTGGTACTGCCAGCAGCGCCACGGCATTGGCTACAGCTCGCACCATTCAGGGCGTCAGTTTTGATGGCACCGCAAACATTACAGTCGCCACCGCTGGCAGTGGCATCAGCGTTACCGGCACTGCAATTGCAAATACCGGTGTTTTAAGCGTCAACGGCAATGCGGGCGCCATCACAAACATTGCGGCAACCAATGCCGTTCAGTCATTCACCGTTGCCCAGCGGGGGACGATTACAGCGCTGACCGATGGCGCCACGATTACGCCAGATTTTGCAGCAGCTAACAATTTCTCAGTGACACTTGGCGGTAGCCGCACACTTGCCAACCCGACAAACCTAACGGCTGGGCAAAGCGGAACAATCGTAATCACCCAAGATGGCACCGGCAGCCGGACGTTGGCGTATGGCAGTTATTTCAAATTTGCGGGTGGTACGGCACCAACGCTTACCACTACAGCCGCTGCAGTTGATGTGATTGCATATTACGTTGAATCCTCTACCCGTATCACCGCCCGCATCCTCAACGACGTCAAATGAGTATTATTCGTTCTTCGCTACTTCTCGGCGCTGGTGATGCCGCTGCTGGCGGACTTCAGGTGAGTAGATCCCTCCGCTTCAATGCTAGTGACAGTGCCTACTTGTCTAGAGTCGTCGGTACTGCGGGGAATAGGAAGACGTTTACGTTTTCTATGTGGTTAAAACGTTCGACGCTAGGAGTCAACTATCAATCTGTATTTGGCGCGGGAGCATCAGGCGGGAATGGAGACTTGATTTCATTTGCAAACGACAATACCTTGCGCTTTTGGGTAAATGGCGGGACAGACGGCAACATTGTTACAACGCAAGTTTTTCGCGATGTTTCTGCTTGGTATCATATTTTGTACGCAGTAGACACGACTCAAGCAACAAGTAGCAACAGGATTAAACTTTATGTAAACGGGACGCAAGTCACTGCAGTAACGGCTACTTACCCAACGCAAAATTACGACTTCGGAAGTTTAAATACTGCGACGGCTCATGAAATTGGGCGGGGATATTCAGCTCAACTTGACGGCTACCTCGCCAACATCCACTTTATCGACGGCCAAGCATTAACCCCCAGCAGTTTCACCGAAACCGATGCCACTACTGGGCAGCTCATCCCAAAAACATACACCGGCAGTTATGGCACCAATGGCTTCAACCTTTTGTTTGCTGATAACTCCAGCAATACTGCCAGCACATTAGGGAAGGACTATAGCGGGCTGGGGAACAACTGGACCCCGAATAATTTTAGTGTTGTGGGCGGTCCAACAACAATAACAACACCTGCTTCAAATGCACCACCAACCGTTGATTACCTCGTAGTTGCTGGCGGCGGCGGCGGTGGTTATGGAACAGGAAGCGCTGGCAGAGGCGCTGGCGGTGGCGGCGCTGGCGGCCTTTTAACTGCTTCTAGTTATTCAATTACTTCTGGAACATCTTATTCAATATCTGTCGGGCAAGGTGGAGCAGCAGGAGCAGGCAGTGGGTCTAATGGGTCTAATGGAGAAAATTCTGTATTTGGTACGTTTACAGCGGTAGGTGGCGGTGGCGGCGCAGCACAGGCTGGCGGTAACGGATCTATTGGAGGATCAGGCGGTGGCGGTGGCGCTCAAAGTGATGGCTCTTCGTATGGCCTTGGTGCTGTTGGAACGGCGGGGCAAGGCAATACAGGTGGCAACGGACATAGCACATTCCCCGGCGGAGGCGGCGGAGGCGGCGGGGCCGGCGGAGTTGGTCAAGTTGGAACGGCTGGTGCTGGCGGTGCTGGCGGTGCTGGCGTTTCTAATAGTTACAGCGGCGGTGCTGCCACTTACGCAACAGGCGGTGCAGGCGGCGGCGCCACAACACCTGTTGCCGGAAGTGCGAATACCGGAAATGGAGGCGGCGGGGCTACCCAAGCAGGAGTAGCTGCGGCTGCTGGCGGTTCGGGCATTGTTATTATTCGTTATTCCAATACTTATGGAGACCTAACTGTTGGCAGTGGTCTTACTTATACATATGCAAATACCGGCGGATATAAAATTTATTCCTTTACCGCCAGTGTTACTGCTGCACAATCTGCAGGCAACGATTCCCTCGTAGACTCCCCCACTAATTACGGGACCGACACCGCCGTGGGCGGCGAGGTGAGAGGCAACTACTGCACGTTGAATCCGTTAGATAACGGTGGTCAAACACTTGCCAACGGCAATCTCGACATTACTGGCATTGCAAGTAATTGGCGCGGCACTCGCGGCACCATTGGAATGTCGTCTGGTAAATGGTATTGGGAAGTAACTATCAGTTTTACAAATTCAGGAAGCAATCAATCGTTACTAGGTATTGCCACAAACGCCGCATCAATCTCTGGTAACTACGCTAGTGCTGGTGCCTACGGGTGGGAATATTATTCAAATAATGGCAACAAATTTAACAACGGAAGCAATCCTAGCTACGGCGCTGCTTACACCAGTGGCGATGTGATTGGCATTGCATTTGATGCTGACTCTGGCTCACTGACGTTCTATAAAAACGGCTCAAGTCAAGGTACCGCCTATACAGGTTTAACAAGTGGGCCGTACTTCCCAAGTTTTTCATTGTATGGAACTTCATTGGTTTCATTCAACGGCGGCCAACGCGCATTTGCCTATACCGCACCATCAGGCTTCAAGGCACTCTGCACACAGAACCTGCCAGCCCCATTAGTCACGAAGTCTAATACGGCAATGGATGCGGTGCTTTATACAGGGAATAGCGGTTCTCAAGCTATTACGCTCCCTGGCGGATTTAGCCCAGATTTGGTTTGGTTGAAATCTCGCAGCAATGCTTATTACAATCACTTAATTGATACCGTTCGTGGAAGTAATAAGGTAATTTGGTCAAACCTGACAGACGCAGAAACGACAAGCGGCACAGAAATAACTTCATTTAATTCAGACGGTTTTACCTTGGGTTCCGGAACCGGTGTGAATGGTTCTGGCTCAACCTATGTTGGCTGGGCTTGGGACGCAGGCACCTCAACAGTATCCAACACACAAGGCAGCATCACTAGTCAGGTGCGGGCGAATGCAACTGCTGGGTTTAGCGTTGTTAAATACACCACAGTTGGGTCAACAAACTCAACTGTTGGTCACGGGCTCGGTGTTGCCCCAAGGCTTTTGATTGTGCGTTATATAAATCAAGTCTCCGGATGGTTTGTTTACCACGCTGATGCAGGCGCTGGAAATTACCTACAGCTTCAGACCACAGGTGCTGCCTCAGCACTGTCAAGCTTATGGAACAACACTACCCCCACTAGCACGGTGTTTTCAATAGGAACAGCGTGGACAAGCTCTGTTGATACTATCGCATATTGTTTCAGCCCGGTAGTCGGGTACTCTTCAGTGGGTTCATATGTCGGCAACGGAAGCTCAGATGGCGTTTTTGTGTATACAGGATTTAGGCCACGGTTTATATTAGTTAAAAACGCTACAAGTGCCTATGATTGGCGGATACACGATACGGCCAGGGACACATACAACGTCGCTCAAACAGAGTTATTCCCAAACGGTTCCTATGCTGAAGCTCAAAATAGCGCATACTATTACGATATTCTTAGCAATGGATTCAAGCTGCGGACAAGCGATATAAGAAATAATGGATCTGGAGATACATATATTTATTATGCCGTGGCGGAATCACCCTTCAACTACTCCCGCGCTAGGTGAGTAGTGGACACGTCTACTAGCTTGCAAGGATAGCTTCGATCAGGTGCTTGTAGCTGGCGCGTGGGTCTTCATCTTCCGGCTCTGGTGGGACCGTGCCAAGTAATTCATGGGCAAAATCAAGGATGCCCTGATCGGTAAATAAGATGCCGCTGGTAAATTCG